AATTTTTGTATTAATTAAATCAAAAGGATTTCCTGTAGAACTAGCAATTACTCTAATAGTATAATCTTTAATCCAAAGACCATCAGATGTTTTCAATATAACATCTTTAGGATATTTAAATGTAGTTCCTGTATTAAATAATACTCTGAATAATAATTTATATGCTTCTTCTGTACCTTTTGTTTTATAGATATCTTTAAAATGTTTGACAAAAGTTCTTTTATCTGCGACAATATTTCTTGGCAAATCATTACCATAATTTACAAAAAAGTTTTCAATTAATGAATCAATAGTATAATCAATATCTGCATATAATCTTGAATTTTGTAATAACTCTTGAGGATGCTGATCTTGTTCTAAAAATTTGTAATATGCTTCTAAAAATTTTACAAAATTCGAAGTAGTATCTGTTCTTACAAATTTTGCAGAAACATTACTTAATGTTACATTTATATTATCACTAACTTCTACAGAAGACGAAGATAATATTTTAGTTACGAAAACTGTATTTGTAATTGCAGGATATATTAACTTATCCCCTGCAACAATATCTAAAGTAGATCGAACATTTACAATCTTAGGATGTTTTGTAGAATCTACAGATATTACTTGTCTATTCTCAGCAACTGATTCTCCTACCCGAATAAACTCAGGTATTTGTGCTGCAAATATCGAGGATAACTTTTCTTTTATTCTACTCATACTGCAATTACATTAACTGTAAGTCCCGGTACTCTATTTCCATTACTATTTAATGTACTATCATCTAATAATAAAATTTGATTTCTACTAACATTGATATCAAGATATGAATCTTGTACTTCTGCATTTATTCTTATGTCTATAAGATCGGAAACATACCCAGTATATTGTAAATTGTAAATTGATACTACGCCCGTACCATAATCAATACTACCATAGTTATCATTTAAAACTACGCCAGTATCTGCATCCATTAGTTTAATTGTCCCTTTTCCTAAATTATTAGGAAACGTATCATCCGGAAAATCATTTAATGTTGCATTTTTAGAAATTCCTTGATACGAAACTATAAAATTTGTACTAGTTAATGTTCCGGGTTTTAATCCATTTTTAAAAGTTATAACATTGTCGCTTATATAGTTGTTATTAGAATTTGCGACAGGTTCAATTCTTCTTTGCAATTTAACTGTCATTAAATTTCCGATAATATTATCATCTATACTGTCAATATTTTTTGATAATTTTGAGAATACAAAATCTTTATCAAATTGTTGTAAATTATTATAGAAATAATTATTAACTTCTGTTATAACGAAATTATTAATTTCTGTAGCAGATAAAGTACTTTTTGCAGAATCATATTTAACATTAATTGATAAATTTACATAAAAATATTCAGGATCAATAAATTCCGGGGCAATCCCTAATACTTGTTTACTCTGCAATATTACTTTTGAAATATTATTTCTTGTATCTTGATTTACCACATATCCATCATATGGTTTTAATGAGATAATAACTTTTCCATATTTTGGAGGATCATTATTTTCTCCTCCCCATACTGCAATAGATTCTACTAAAGGAAAATCTTTTTCTATTAATGCTTTATAATCTGCATCGGTAACTGCTCTATTTTGCGATGCTGAAAATTTTGGAGCCCTAAATTTTATACTCTCAATACTTTCTTTTGATTTGCCGCCTCTAGAATTTGTAGTAGCAGTAACAGCGCCTAATACTGAACCGCCGCCAATAGTTGTAGCGCACGTAAAAGATTGTGCAATCGTTCCTGCAACGTTTCCTGCAGTTCCGCTAGTAATTAGATAATTAATAATAACTAAATTATTTCTAGTTAATTTTTTACCGACCACTCCGTCGCCAAAGTATATTTGATATCTTCCAATTGCAGTTTCTTCAAGAAAGAAAACTTTAGAAGTATCTGTTACATCTAAAGTATCTTCTGCAAGTGTATAAATTGTTTGTGCAGTATCTGTAAATGAATTTTGAACAATTACTTGTATTGTCGACGTATCAATATCATCATTTGGAATGATATATTTTTCTGCAGGGCCCGGAACATCAACCGTATAAGTATACTGAATTGGTATTCCCTCAACTAATTCAACATCTGTAAAAGTATATGTTCCAGCTTTTGGTTGTATTGTTACGGATTTAAGATTGACAAATGTTAATGTTGCATTATCAATTGTTGTGGTAAACGGAGTATATTTTTCTAAAGTTAAAAAATTCGGAGAATTTGTTGGGGCGCTTACATCAAATGTTAACATTGCTTTTGCGCCTCGGGCAGAGACGGGAGTATAACCCAAATGTTTTGCAATCGATACTGCAGACGATCTTTTTACTGCAGAATCCAAAAACATATCATTAATAACCATACTGGCCAAATATGCATTATAGTGAGTGTTGTACGATAATAGATCTAATAAAATTGATAGCCCAGATCCCTCAAAATCAAAATCTGTAAAGTATGGTGCTCCGTCATCTGCAGTATAGTTCTTTAAAAATTCTTTTAGATTTGTTTTTATTGTATCAAAATCTAACTCTGCGATTCTTAAATTTGCCATTATCTTACTCTATTAAGTGTTGTTGTTACTGTTACTGGATCTGAAACATTATTAATAGTAAAAGATATCTCTATACCAACTTCATTGCTATCGTAATTATCTACAATATTTACATTAGTTACAGTTGCTCTTGGTTCAAACTTTGAAATCGTATCTTTTATAGATTTTTGCAATGCAGATGTAGTACTAGGTCCTGCATTTTCAAACAATAAATTACTAACTTGGCTACCTATTTCGGGATGAAATGGTCGTTCATAATTCTTTGTTAATAACAGATTTTGTATAGACGTTTTGACGGCATCTATGTTCTTTAGAACTATAATGTCTTTTGTATACGGATGCGGATTAAAAATCAGATTTAGATCCGTAAATCGTCTAACGACTTTATTAATGGTGGCCATTTTAATATTTATTAAGAATTCGTTTTTCTAGATGCATTTTATTATAAATAATACCTTTTATTTATAGTAGTTTTACAAACAGATTTTTGGCTCCTGGGGAGGATGTACTGTGATTATACATTGTACCATATGGCATTGCAGATTTTGAACCGTCTTGAGCAGATGCAATATGAATCCAAGAAATTGTACCGGAAGGGCGTGTGGCGTATTCTAGCAAAATTTGTTTATATGGCAAGTTATCCGCAATCCATTTAGCAATAGAGTAATATTCAGAAAAAGAATGTCCAGGGAATTGTAAATCTGCAGCACTTCCCTTATTATGACTAGATCCAGTCCCTACCCTAAATCCGCTGGTTATTACAACATCTGAGTAATTTTCAAATATTGGATCTAGCATATTTACGGCAAGATGCTTTAGATTTCCAACAATATCCGCTTCAGACAATCCTTCTTGAGCTTGCAATTCAAACGACGTTGCTGTTGGTTTTGTAGTTAAATCTCCCAACGTATAATATTTTGATAGTTGTAAAGAATGGGGGAATTTAGAATATTTTTTAAATTCTGCAGTATCTACTGCCTTTGGTGCAATGTTTTTTGTAGAAGTACTGCTTTCTCCCTGTGGCAATTCGACATTTGAATCAATTTCTCCTGCCGTTATACGTTCTTTAGCCAGTGCATCTGCATCTGGTTCTAAACTATCACCTAAGAAAATACTTCCGGGAGCATCTGGTCTTATTAAATCTCCCGCATCTGCATTTGCAGAGTATACTGTAACTTCTGTAGGTGTAGGGTATACTGGTAGTTTAGTACCTGCAACAGAAATTGATCCTCCGTGAGTTGTAATTGAGGTAGCATCAATTTGTGCAAGTAACCCGCCTTTGAAACTGGCAGTCGATGCACTACCAGATTGCAATGCCAAATCTCCGCTAGATTTTGCTGAGAATGTTCCGTCTTTTGCATTTATTGCAATGCTACTTCCTTGTATATTTACTGGCCCGTCACTTGTTAATTGTAAACTAGATTTGCCAGAAACAATAATATCTTCTGCTATTACTTGTACCGTTTTTGCAGATTGTACCAACGTAGATCCGTGACTTGTGACATTAAGTGCGCCGTTAACTTCAATATCTGCATTATTTTCAACTAATATTTTTGTTGCGCCGCCTACAGTTAAATTGTATGCTCCCTTAACGTAAACATATCCATTCCTGTCACATACTTCGTAGTTATCACCCACTACTTTTTTAACCATAGTTCCGTTTATATCAATTTCAATATAAGTACCTTTTTTATGGTATACGTGTATTCTTTCTGCATTTGGAGTATTATCAAATTCAACTACATGGCCAGCTTCAGTTTCTATTACTTGATTGCTAGGATATCTTGCGTTATATGCAGGAGTTGGTTCGCTCCAAGTAGAATTTGAACTTGCTTTTTTTACTCCTGTTTTTCTATTTTTAGATTTAACTGAAAAATATGCATGAGTTTTATCTGTTACCGCTAATTTATTTGTGTCGGGTTTGCCGTCATACTCTTTCTTAGGATAAAGCCTATTGGGATCAATAAATCCTTGTTGCTGCGATAAAATTGAACTGTTTAATGGGCCTGTAGGATCAAAATTTGGGTTGCTTGCATTTGTTCCTTCATTTGTATTTGGATCAGGAGACCCTGTTATGGTGCCCATCATTATAGGTTGTTGTTTTTCGTCGCCATCTAAAAACCAACCAACAACCCAAGTACCTTCAACTGGTCCTATAGGAGTGATGCCTATACCAGAGGTACTTGCTGATGTTATAGGCGTCATTGCTAATGCCCATGGCAAATCTCTGGTAGGTAATATTGTAACATCCTCTGGATGATATCCTACAATCCTAACTCGACATCTGCCTAATTTTTCAGGATCATTCCTATCCTCAACAACACCAAACCACCAAATGAAGTTTGGATTTCCGTACATATTTTGCATATTAAATATAATCCCAATTAATTTCTGCGGGCTGCGAATCTCTAATAACTTCCATTGTAATCATATGTTTTGCAATATTAATTTTGTGATGTATTGAAGTTATTAAGTAATTGCCAGAATATTTTTGATCTAAGTGAGATGACGTTATATCTTGTTCCCTTGCAGGAGAAACATCTGGAAAATCTATTGATATTGTTCTTCCTGCTTCGATATCTGTTCTACCATATATTGTTATATCTAATTTTAAAGAATTTAAATCTAACATATTTGATAAACGATTGCCGTAAATATTATTCATTTTTTCGGAATAATTACTAGCAATATAATTATGTATTCCAGGATGTACTGGATATACTCTTACATGACTATCAAAATTACGTATTACTGTATTTTCATTAAATATTGGTTTTGGATTTGATTTTACTATGTGAGTATACTTATTAAATTCTGTTACATGGTCATAATAAGTATTATTTCTTTTCTTATGTATTAAATCTACACCTATGAATTTGCTCGCAAAATATCCATTATCTAGATTTGAAAGGTAGTCAAAGCTGTTAACAATATTAACAGACTGAATTAATCCCATTTTTTCGGATATATCATCAGTTCCTCGCATAACACTTGTGGCAGCGTATTTATAATTGCCTATTGTATTTTGCAAATCAAATAATTTCTCTATACTACCAAAATAGAAAGATTTGTTTGTTTCCCAGAATAAAAAATTACATGATTTGCCAGATTTTGGTATTGATTTTTTAGATAACCAATTAATACAATCAAAAGGTGTCCATCCAGGACTAACGAATTTAACATTATTTTCTGTTTCTGAAAAAATAATAACCGGTGTTTTATCTAATCCGGGAATAACTGCTCCAGATACATTCCCATTTTCAAATACTAAATTTCTAACAGTCTGTATATTTTCTGCAAATATTTTTTCTACAAGTGCACTAATATCTCCAGAAAAAGCATTATACATTGGAGACAGGGAATCTATCACTCCTTCTTGAGATATAAATTTTAACGTGTATAGTTGAGTATTTTGATCTCTTATTATTTGTCTATCTTCTACAGAAGTTATTTTAAAAGTTTTATGTATCTTTGCATCAAACCCCGGAGTAGTAAAATTTACTATAAGATATTCATCTCCTATAATAGGTATACTTTTTATTAAATTCCTACTATCAGAAATTACAATATCGCCAGATAAAATATTGTTAAAAATGCTTTCAAAAATATTTAATTCAACCAAATAATCTAATAAAGAAATATATGTGTTGTTAGATACAAGTATTAATTGATCTATAGATACTTCACCTGGCGATTGAATCGCATTCTGTACAGACTGTGTCATTGAGTAATTAATTCAGTAAAGTTTGAATCTATAGAAGATACAATTTCAGGTTTTAAAATATTAATCTGTCTTCTTTTCTCATTTAACGCATCTTCATACATAAAATTTGTTACCGGGTATAATGCTCCGGATGGAAAATTCTGCAAAACTAAATTAACCTGTATATTTTGATTTGTTTGTTCTAATTCTATTGATCCCGGATTTGCAAATGTAGAATCTTCTCGCATAGATCGGTATCCGTTAATAACATACCCTTCCATATTTACATAGTGGTGCAATTTATTAATATTTGCTGCTCCGTATTTTCCGTTACAGTATTTAATTAAATCATTGTAACTTAAATGCCAATCAAATCTAGGATCTATAATATTGTTTGTTAAAAGTATAACCCAATGTAATTCGGAATCGCCATACCAGTAATCTGCAACAATCTCTGGAGTTTCTCCATCCTTTATAGAATATTGCTCAAAAAATGCGTCATTTTTTACGAATTCATTTGACAATGTTATTCTTCGTAATATGTCGGGAATAGTTTGTCTAGTTTTTCCATTATCTAAAGTATACTGAGTCAACGGGAATTTTTCAAAGAACATTTAATACCCCTCTGCTATTATGGAATCTTTTGTCACTAATTCTAATTCTCTAAAACTCAATGTAAGATTTATTTCTGTTGGCGCGCCGTTATCAAAAGAGGAAAATTGTTCTCCGCCATAATCAACAGTCATATCAGTTAATGCACAATTTGCAATTTTATTAAAATATCCATTCACTTTATCATTGTAAATATATTCTATAGAAAATTCAGAAGGGTAGATATAAAAATATCCGCCATCTGATAATTCAGGGTGCATATGTTCTTTAAATAGCTGTATTATTTCTTTAACTTGTTTAGATTCATTTTCGCTTTTTGGCATAAATTTATATCTAAAGTTAAACTTTCTATAATCAACCCCTTCAAAAAATACTTCTCTAAATGGATTAGTTTTTACTTTTGCTCCCAATTGTACAATGTCACCGAGAGAGGCGTTTCCAAATCCAGGAAGAATCGAAGGAATTTTTGCAAATTCTAAACCAATTGATTGTGCAATTTCTCCGCCAGCTTTGCTACCAATTGTATCGGAAATAGAGGTATCGCCTGTTAAAAATCCACCAAGTATTCCCATATCTTTATCTTGGTAATTTACTCCGTAAGATACAGTAGGTCTTTCCTGCATTGCTAAAGTAATAACGCTTTTTAATCTAGATTTATTATCATTCTCAAGTCCAGAAATTGCAGATTTTGCGGCTTCGTATCCTGCAATACCTGCAGGGATACCAACAGCTGCAGTTACCGCAAGTGCTTTACCTGCCTTGAATGCCGCAGATCCTCCAGTATTTGGAATGAGGCCTTTAACTGAACTAGCAACTGCTCCCCCTACTACTAATCCTACTGCCGCCGCAGCTGCATTTTTTGCGCCGGTATTACTATTATCTCTGCGAGTATATGCATCATTAGTAGATATTACGCCAGTTGTCTGATATCTGCCAGATTTCTTAAATTTTGATTTTCCGCGCACAGCAATGAAAAATTGAACATAATGTAATAGGTCTTGATTTACCCCTACGCCATCGGGATAATGGTATCCTACCACATCATATTTTCCTTGCCCTCTAATGTTTTGTGCCATTTTTTTCCTATAAATATATAGTTATTAATTATTTATATAAGTTATGTACACCAAAACCTATAAGGGCAAGTATCGAGTGACAAATGCTGCAAAGTATAGGGGAGATATTACTAATATTGTGTATCGGTCCTTATGGGAACTCAGATTCATGAAATGGTGCGATTCCAACGTATCTGTCGTAGAATGGGGGTCGGAAACAGTCGTTGTACCTTATATTTCTCCGATTGACAATAAAGTCCATAGATATTTTGTTGATTTTTATATAAAAGTGAAAACAAATTCAAATGGAATTGAAAAATATTTAGTTGAGATAAAACCGGAAAGATTTACGAAACCACCGGCAATCCCTGAAAGAAAAACCAAAAGATTTATAGATGAGGTTTTTCAATATGGAGTAAATGACGCAAAATGGAAAGCAGCGTTTGAATTTTGTAAGGATCGCAGTATGAAATTTATTATTCTAACCGAAAAAGATTTAGGAATAAAGAATTAAATGGTAAATAAGAATCCGTTTGAAACCATCAGAATTAATGCTGCGGGTCAAGAAAAATCATACCAATGGTATAAGCAACAAGTTGCAAATCTTGGCAAAATAACTTCAGTAAATGAGGTGTTAAAAGACACTCCTTTAGTTACAAGTATAATGCCTGGAGAAATGTATCTATTTTACTATGATCCTAAGCACAAAGATACATTACCATACTATGATAGATTACCGTTAGTATTGCCTTTTAGAAAAGTACCTGGAGGATTCTATGGTATCAATTTGCATTACTTGCCCTATATGATGCGATTTAAAATTTTGCAACTATTGTCGGACTATACTGTAAATAATAACGGAGATACTAGAATACGATTGTCATGGAAATTGTTGGAATCAACATCTAGACTTGGCCCTGCAAAATTTGCAGTTAAACATTATTTAAATTCTCAGATTAGATCTAAATTTTATAAAATTCAATATAATGATTGGATTACCGCTTCGCAACTGCCTGTAGAAAAATTTGTAGGTGAACAGAAAACAAATGTCTGGCGCGAAGCACAAAAAGATGCATTAAAGTATCTATACTAAGGATTAAAATGAAATCTCAGTTTAACTTGTCAAATTTTATTAGTGTAGTTAAAGCCAAAGGCCTTGCAAAGGTTAATAGATTTGAAGTACAAATAAATCCGCCACCTGCATTGCAAAAATTTACTGATGACGGGAGATTGGTTACTTTATTTTGCGAAATATCAAATCTTCCTGGTATTGCGGTCACAACAAAAGGTCAACGAATTTACGGACCTGCTTATCAGAAACCGGTATCTTTAGAATATGGCGGCGAAGCAATTAGTATGACTTTTTATGTTGACACTAAATTTGCAACTAAAGCATTTTTTGACGCATGGATATTTAGTATCATAAATCCAAATTCATTTAATGCGCAGTATCAATTTAAAAATAATAGACCAGAAAATACTGCAGACATTATTATAAAACAATTAGATGATAAAGATAATGAAACATACACTATAAAACTAATAGATGCTTTTCCAAAAGCAATTAATATGATGGATTTAAATATGGGCGCGCTAAACCAAACGCATAAATTAATTGTAACTTTTGGTTATAGAAAATGGGTGCCTACTTCTAGTAGTTATAATTACGATACATTAACTACACCTACAATAACAGATCCTATGCAGGCCATTGGAACAATAATTTAATTATAAAGGATATATTATGGCTTTACCAATATTAGAGACACCATTATACGAATTAACATTACCTTCAACGGGGAAAACTGTTAAATATAGGCCATTCTTAGTTAAAGAATATAAAATACTTTTAACTAATGTAGAAGCAGATGTCGGAGAAATTTCTAGAATAGTTACGGAACTTGTAGATAATTGTACGTTTAAAAAATTAGACATAGACAAACTCGCTCACTTTGATGTTGAATATTTGTTCCTAAATATTCGAGCAAAATCTATAAGTGAAAGT